AGTTGATAGAATGGTTTTTCATGCTCAACATATTTTATCTCAAACAAACGATCTCCAAGAGGGAAATAAATTAAATCTCCCTCTTTTGGTCTTGAAGATAATTTGATATTCTCTTCATTTTTAATTAAGGGTGATATATATGTGTTAAATCTTTCTTGAGATATAATAAGATTAATTTCATTAGTAGCTTGTATTCCAAATTTTGATAATAAAGTTGGGTTTTCTGCATATCCTTCATAATTTTCAACATAAGCCTCTATGGGATATGCATCATCAAATTTTGATTCAATTACTTCTTTTATAACAGTTTTTTCTGTAATATATTTTCTTGGCAAATAATAAACTTCAACACCATACATTCTCAATTGTTCATTAATTAAACTTTGAACAAGACTTTGTTCTGATGATGAACCTTGTAAAAAATACGGGTTTAGCATATTATTTTATCCAATCATATCCAGTGGTGGTAATTCATAAGTATTAGACATTTTTTCCATCAAAATATCTAATTCTCTTTGTGCATCATCATAAATTTGTCTTCCATTCAATTCAACTCCACCTGGAAGTTTTACACCTTGAAATTTAATTAAGTTTTGACCCCATTGCTTTTTAATTAAGAGAGTAAGATACTTTTTGAGAAATGAATCATTCCAAACTCGCGCATAATCACTTGGGTCCAGTGTTGAAAAACAATCTATGACAAAATAATCTCCTACTGTAACTGAAGACCAGTCTATATCAAGGTATAGTCTATCTTGTCTTTTATTAAATCTAATTTGTTTTTGTGTGGTTAATAAAAAGTTAATATCTTCTAGATATGTTTTTACCATTGCATAAGTTAAAAGTTCTGTTGTTCCCCAATAATAAATGTCATTCAAAAATAATTGATATTTTATACTAAACATATTATTAGTGATATTATTAGACCCATCAAAGTGAAATATTTTAGTTACCCCAATCACTGACGGTGGAACTTGTAAGTAATTACTATTTTCTTCATAAGAAAAAGTAGTGGCAGTTCCAACTATTGTTGTCGTTGCTGTTGTAGTTACGATTCCAATTGGATTTGTTCCACCTCTACCCCTTCCCCTATCAATGTCGTCTTGAGTTATTTTATATTTAAAAAATGTTGGATATACCCCATCAAAATGTCTTTCTTGAAAAAACTGAACAGCATCATCAACCAAATCTTCTATTTGTTCATCTGCGACATTTATTTCAAGTACAGGAGCACCTAACTGCCTTTTGCAATAATTAATTAATTCTGTCCTAGTAGATGGTTGCGCCATGTATCAGTACCTCTCCAAGTATTTATGGTGCAGATGAAATTCCCGGTTTTACTAATATCATTCCATCTATGATTCGATAAACGGTAGAACCCGAACTAACCAAAACGTCGTAAATATATCTTCCTTCTACCAATCCTCTAGTTGTTGTTGAACCTAGTGAAATATTAAATTTTCCACCAGCAGCACTTGTAAATCCAACGTTGAAAGTTGCTATTGCATATGAGGTTGATCCAATAGATACACTTTTTGCCATTTGAGATGACCCAGTGTATCCTGTAAAATTAAACGCTGTATTTGCAAGTCCAATCACTTCAAAACTTGCTTTAAATGTGGCACCAGTATTGATAGTCAAATTAACTGGATATGCTACACCAGCCTCGGGGTCAAATGTGATTTTATTCGTAGCCATTTGAAACTCCTAAATTGGCAACAACTTCTTGTTGTTTTAAGTAAAGTTTATAATAACATTTTGCAATATTTTTAACTTGCTCAATGTTCTCTAAATTATCTATCTCTGAAGATACTTTAAAGTATTCAAAACTTTTACTTAAATTTTCTAATACTATTTTATCTGGATTCATTGATTAAACTCCGAAGTAAAGATTTAATTTCATTTAGGTCGTCCTTCATGTTAGCAACGTCAGATTCCAAATCATTCATTTTTTGTTGCTCTTTTATTTTAGAGTCACGACGAGCAATGTACTCATTATATTCTGATTTATTCGTATTAATAATTGCGTTTGTTCTAGGATCTCTTATGAGATAGTCATATCCTTTAACTTTTATATTTTCCATATTATGCAAGGGTTATGACTCTTAACTCTCTAACTCTAGGAACATACGCTTGATTTGTCGAAGTAAGAACAAATTTAATTCTATATGCTCTAAAGGATGGTAGATTATTTGCAGTAAATGTATACTCTTTATAATCTAAATCTTCGGATAAAAATCCACGAGAATCGGAAAGACTTACATAATTGTCTGGCTTTCCATTACTATCAGATACATTAATTATCTCTCCCTTTGTATTTAAATTATCATATCCTGGGAAAGGAACAAAAATTGGATTGAAGTTTTCACTGTCATTAATTGCATAAAATGCTCTAATATCAGAGTAATCATTAATATGAGCTGACATTATAATTTTAATCGAAGATGCAGACGCTTCTAACACATTTTCTTTAGATATGTATTGACATGCAGTTGGATCCTCTGTGAGAGTATTTACTCTGTTGTCAGTTACATAATTAGAAATAACATTATTCACTCTATTTGAAGTTAAAATGATATTCATTCTTTGAACATCAATAATAGGAGACAAACGATTATCTACAGAACTTAAATTTAATTTAATGTTGAAAGATCTATCTCCTGGGAATGTTTGAATAGAAGTATTTGATGTTTCATTAACTCTAGAAGCAATAATTCGTGGAGAATTCAAATAATTTGATTTGTTAAGAGTAATTGGTTCATATCCTTTATTAACAAAAGGAACATCGGGTCCTGTTCCAGAACCATCGTTTAAACTAGTTCCAGAAGTAGTTCTCATTTCCGCAGTAACATTAGTTCCAGGAACTGTAATGTTTTGAATCATGGGAGTAATAATTTCAAACGGAATATTTTGAGTTGCCCGTGAATTTAATCCCCCAGAAGATTTAGTTTGATTCGCATAAAGTTTGGGGAAACTTACTCCATCAGTTCTAGCAACACCACTCGAAGCCATATCAATTTTAATATTGTATGAGTCAAAAGTAAGAGGATTTGAGACTGTTACATCATCTAACAAGTGAGTTTTATTAATTCTTCTTAAAGAAACACCACCAAGTTCATATTTGTAAACAGGAGTTCCTGCCAAATAATTCTTTGGATTAGAACCTCTTGTTATACCACTAATCGATCCTGCAGAAACAGAACTATAACTGATAACTTCACTTCCAATCAACAGATATCCAAGATTTGTTGTACCAACTCCAACATTTTCAAAAGTTCCGAAGTTTGAACTATCATCTACAGAAATTGGTGCGGTAGAATCTGAAGCATATGGAAGCACAAGTTTTGTTGGGACTATATCAGATTCAACGCCAGAAATTATAACTCTATTTGTTTCATGATACATACCATGATTTTTGTGATTGACAACCGCATGTAATCCATCACTCACAACTTCAATGATTGAAGGTGTTACATTTCCACCTCTCGCAGCATTTAAATCAGTTGTAATACCAAGACTATTTGTATACCTGAGAGTTTTTCCTGCGCCAACAACAAAGTCTCCTTGAACATTATCCAAGACAATTTCATTTGTACTTGCAATTGAGACAACAGACAAGCGAGCATTTCTACCAACAGATGTATTTCCTATTGTTGAAATACCAAGAACATCTCCAACTTGATAACCAGTTCCAGAAGTCACAACAGTTGCAGCAATTGCAATGCCATTTTCAATTGTCACATTTGCTGTTATATTTTTTCCAGTTCCAGTTATGTTTGTAAGACCAACACCAGCAAAAGTAAATGATCCAGAAGATGGGGTATACCCAATACCAGCATTAATAATTCCTAAAGTGCCTGTTGCAATACCTGCATTACCAACATAATTTCCAGTTGCATTAGTTCCTTGTTGAGAAATTGTGTTTCCAAATTGTAAACCAGTTGCAACTCCAACAACTTCTTGAAGTGTAGATCCGAGTCCAACTCTCACTCTTCTAGAATTCAAAACAATCGAGTTTGGCATTAATTTTGGAATTTGTCCATTACCCTCACCTAAAACTGGATTGTAAACTTCCAAGGTTCCTGATGGTTCAAACTCTGCTCTATAGAGTGTAAATTTCAAATCTTCCCATTGACTTGGTTCCCATGTAGAAGCGTTTTGAGACTTAAAGAGAGAACCCAGATATGGTTGATTTGAAATAAATTCATCAGTAACTAAATCAGATTCACCAACTCTTGAAATAAACACTCTATATTTTGTTGACCAAGAAGCAAGACAAATTGCATAGTCAACTCCACCCTCCAGATAAACTGGTGCTTTAAACGTAAATCTTGTAGGAACAGTTCCATCTTGAGATGTATTGATTTGACTTGGGTCAACAACAATTTCAGAGAATGGTAGAATTTTTTGAGTAGGAACTCCACCTTGCATCGTGCGAATCTGGAATGTCATGGGAATGTCCATGTCATCTTTTGTTTGGAAGAAAATATCACAACTTGTTATAAAGACTCCTGTTTCATCTTGTACTTGGAATGACTGTGCTAATGGGTCATACCATTCAGTAACAGTTTGGGATCTTGTTGTTTGTGATATAACTCTAGTGCCTGTCAGTTGTGGTCCAGTTGTTCTTCTAGCGCCGGCAGTTTCGGTCTCTTGCTTGATTTCAACTCTTGCATTTCTGACAGAAATAATATTTTCTTGAACAGTCTCTAGTGTTCCACTAGAAGAGAAAGATTCTTCTGCGATAGTATCTGCTGTATTTGCATTGTTGTCGGAATTGTTTATTAGAGTTAATTTTTTGGTTCCAGTTGCAAATCTTGGATTAGTTCCCACATTTGGATTTGGAATAAAGAAACTACCAATGAGATTTGCTCCAAGGTCTGATATGAGTCTAAGATTTGTGATTGTTGCTTGAGCACCACTAGTTTGTCCAACTAAAATCATTCCAGTTTCAACATATCCACTGAATTCTCCTTGTGCTTGTAGTGAAAGTGAGTATGTATCTACATTTAAAATTGTTGCCGTTGAAGAATAAGTAGCAGGAATTGTATTTCCTTGTCCTGCTAGTTGAACAGTTCCTGGTGTTCCCAAGAAAGTTTCCAATCCAGTGGCTCCAACTTGAGATGTGTATGGATTGTTAGTAAATACACTAGTTGGTGCATTATAAGGACCCTCTTTATGGTTACTTTGGGCAACTCTAAATGTAATTTGTGGATTAGATAATCCAATAACGGGTTGAATACCTGTATTTCTTATAGTGCCAACAACTGTTTCTCCCACTTGGAAAGAACCAGTGATCATTGAAATTTCAAGAAGTTTTGGAACACAATACTTTGTTACATTGACTCCATCAAAGAAAGCATAAATTTGGGTGAGTGGTTTTAATTTTTTAGAAACAAATTGAACGTTTCTAGAACGCATGAATGCAATAATTTCTCTATTGACAACTCTGTCACCGACAGATTGCATATCAAATTGTTCTGTAACTACAGTTCTTGTGCCAGATCTAGTTGATGTTCCAGTATCAATGACTTCTCTAAAGGAATCTTCAAAAACTGTATCAGTTGTGCTTTCTGTAAATGTTCTTGTTCTTCCAGTTCCACCAGGACCTTGGCGTCGTGTTGGACCTAAATCACCTCTAACCTCTCTTGTTCTGGTTGTATCAATAATTTCTTGTCCAGTCCAAACCGTCTCCCATGCATTCCATAAGATTGGACTTAATCCCGTTTGTGGGTCCAATCCTATTGTTCTTTGGGCATTGGCAATTGTTTCAGTGTAATTACCTTCGGTATTGATAATTTTTGCTTCAATTCTTGCAGTATCAACCCAAGTGTCAGATGCAGGAGTCAACTCTAAAGTGGCTTGCCAAAAACTTACGAGGAATGGTGTTATACTTTCGGTTCTAGTAGCAAAAGATTGTTTTAACCACTCAACTTCATTATAGTTTAAAGTGACAATATCACTTGATCTCTTAATACCAGTTCCTTCTGGTTGTAAAAATGCAAGGTCTTCAGTTGCACTTACATTTTCAACTGGACCTAATTGCAAATCAATTGAATTGGTGAAATGTCTAGGTCTTAATTCTTTATTAGGAATATCAATGCTGTTTTTAACCTCTACTGCGGATTCTTGTGGTAAAATAGTTGTGAAGTTGTCTACAAAGAAACCAGACTTAAATCTATTCAATCCACTAGAATCTGGAATAAACAGATTTGCAGTGTTGGTTTCAAGTAAAGAAAGTGTTGTGTAATATTCAAGATTTTTAATTCTGTCCTCAAGTTTTCTAATATCGGACATTCTATATCTTTTATGATTTAAGAAAGATAGAGATGCTGATTCTACATCGTACAAATATGGAGGCATGAGAACAGATCCAATTTCCAAAGCATCATCGATTGGAATTGGTTTATCTAATTTTTCGGATGGTTCTCCATATTGGATTTCAAATCTTCCATCTTTAGTCAGATAAATTCTATCAATTCTTCCAACGTAGAATGAAAAATTGGTGATAATAGATTCATCTGATGCTAAAATATTAGCAGCAGAATTTCCAGAACCATTAAAACTTCTGCCAAGGAATTCTAATGGTGATCTTGACCCCTCAAGTACACTATAAGTTGAAACTCTGGGTCTGATGTCAATTATATCAGTGTTTCTATTTCCGTTAATTGTAAGAATATCATTTTTATAATCAAAGGTATCATATGAATTTTTAGTTGTAATATCTCCATCATCAGAAGATTCGTAATATGCATTAGTGAAATAAATTTTTAATCTTCTAGACGGTTCTTTTACATTACTCTTTCTTGTTATAAACCCATGGTCATAGAAAGTTCCTTCTTGACCAGAATTGAAAGTATAATTTGCAGAAACGTTTCTGCTTGGAGTTTCTAATGTTGTGACTATTGCCTGTATTTTAGATTCTTCAAAAGTAACAGTTTCTCCTTCTTTGAATGAGATTTGATTTTTCAGGACATATGTAATTTGAGAATCGGATAATTTTTCTGCAACAACGGCAATTGCACCTGACGCAGAACCTGTAATTTTTTCTCCTATGATTAAATCAGATGCCTTTCCTGTAGGACCATTCAGTGAAGATAAAGTTACTTTTGGTGCAGACGCATTTGTTGTTGTAGTTGATTCAAAAATGCCAAGAATTCTAATAATATCTGGATTATTCAAACAAATGTTTTCATCTTGAACTCTAGTCCCATATGGGAAACTACCATAAGTGAGTCCATCATTTAGAGTTGTTGCTCCAACTCCAGATCCTGCAAGTTTAGATTTATCAATAACAATTGCATTTACTCTATTTTGTCTCTTAACTTTTGCTTTTGGTTTTGATTTTGTAAGTGTCGCAACTAAAGTAGCGCCATTATCATCAGTAGATAAGTTGTTAATTTGAAGAACCGTTGATCCAGAAGAGAACGAAAACTTATCAGAAGTCAGAACTTCAGTTACTCCATTTGATCTTACTAATGAATATCTTTCTTCATCGAAAGGTAAAAATGTTTCATTAGTACCAGCAGTTAAAGCAGATGAAAGACGATTTCCAGAAATATTTACAGTGTAAGATTTTCTGATGATCAAAGAGGCATCGGTTAAATCTACATTTGAAATATTTCTTCTTGGCATCGAAGTGTATAATGTATTATCTACAGAATCATTTAAAGGTGTAGATAATACTTTAAAGTCTGTTACTGACAAAGTAGATGATGGTGGGAGTTTTCCTTCCGCAACACCACTAACTGTAGTAACACCAGTGATTACGATAGAAGTAGAAGCTGTACTTACAACTCTGGCAAAAATTGGATCTGCTAAATTTAAACCTGTAAATTTAACCAAATCATTTCTTTTTACAATATTTCCGGGGAATAATGGATTAGTGCTGACAACAGTGCTCTCTCCAGAAGCAGCAACATACGCTGTAATTGTTGCAATGCCGACATTAAAGGAATCTGCCTGAATAGTATCCGCTGAAAAAGTTCTTGCAAATCCAACATTACCTAAATCTGGTCCACCATAAACAGATTTTACATTTGATATACCAAAAGAGGTCACCGCAGTGGCAACTCTTGTGTCTTCAACTCCATTAAAAATAAATGGTTCATTTGCTACAAATTCTCCGGATTTTTCATAAACAGTTAATGCTGTACCAGCAGAAACTGAACTTCTTAAAAATGCAGTTGCTCCACTATATTTGCCCTTTACGAAAGTAGGAACTGATAGTGTAATTGGCTCATTGACAGTGATATGGGAAAAAAGTTGAATATCATAGAGAGAAATATCCCATTCATTAATATTAGGATTAGATGAGGAATATGAACCAGACTCTAAATTAAAATCATAAACTCTTGCTAGTCCAATTTCTTTTCCTGGAGAAGTAATGCTATTAACACCAACTCTACTATCTCTTAAACTCAAAATATAAGTATTTCCAACTCCAACCACAGGATTTCCAAAAACACGATTTAACTTAAGAGTAGTTCCTGTGGTATAGTTAATACCTTGATTTTCTAGTGTTTTTGTTGTTCTTGTTTTAGGGGCGTCAATATAAGTTGTGCTGATAGTTTCGATCTCATACCCTTTAACAAAAGCTTTTCCTGGAGAAATTTGATAAAGTGCTAAATCTTCACTTGCTAAAGTTCCTGAATACGTAAATTGACCTTGCTCAAAAACGCCATTATTTGCTACACCATCATTTAAAGATTCTTTGACGGTAATATCAAATGGGGTGACAGTATAATCTCCAGATTCTGAAAAAGTTCTTCTTGCTAGTTCATCGGCAATTAAACTATATTGAGTGTTTTTAACTTGAGAACGTAAATTGCCGTTATTAACTGTTGCCAACTCAACGAAGTTTGAATCGTTGAAATCATCTATTGCTTTAAAAAATAATGAACATGTAATTTTCAAACGATCTGCTCCTGGAGCAGCATAATTGTTAAAACCTTTAGAATTATCCGTTAATGTCTCATCTTCGTCTGCATTTATAATCTCTTCTTGTACCCGAAGACCAATTCTTCCTGTTGGAGTATTTGAGTACTGTTGAAGAAGAATAGTTTCATCCTGAACATTTACAAAAGTTCCACGTACAAAGTATACTCCATTTGAAATTGAAAAAGATGACGCTGTAGAAGTTGCATTTGTAGAGATTGCAGACGCAAAAGATTCTCCAGACGGAATGAAAGTATTATTTAAAGGTCCAGTAATAATATCCGTATCTGCTGCTAATAATTCACCATCTAAAAACTGTTTAATATCTGGATTTTGAACTCCAGATGAGATATAAGAAATATAAATTGTTAAATTTCCTCTTTCGGAATCTTCTGATTTTAAAACTTTATCAATTATTGCAGTAACACCAGAAGTTAAACCAATAATTTTTCTTTTTAATAATTGTTCAATATAATATTCA